GTATTTGACAACAAGATATTACAGATTGCAAACTTAATAATTTTTAATATAAAACAATATTTTTTAGAGCAGAAAAGAGTAAGAGATGAAGCAAGAAAAGAAGGCCCAAATGCAAGTGTACCGCTTATGTCAGCAAATACATTAGAAAAATTATCCAGGTCGTTGATGACAGTCCAAAAAATATCAGATGTAGCATTAGGCAAAGAAGCACCAGAAGGTGCAGAGAGCATGGAAAGAGCAGCAGATTTTTTAGAAAAACAGAAATTAATGTCTCCAGAAGAGAAGAAAGCATTTTATACTATAGCTAAGGAATATTATAAAAATGGCGGTAACGGTTCAAAATAAAGAAAATTTAAGAGATGCATTTAAAAAGTTTGTTAATCTACCTAAAAATGACCAGGAAAGATTAATAGCTTTAGAGGACTGCATATTCTTTGGTGAAAAATATATAAAGCCGTATGATGCAAAATGGACTTCAAAGACAGCGCAATTCCACAGAGAGATGATAAATGATATATTTACGTATAAAAGAGTCCAGATACACGTACCGTTTGAGCATGCTAAATCAACATGGATAAGTATAGTATTTCCTCTATGGCAGATTTGTAAAAATCATGATGTGCAGATATTATTAATAGGTAGTACGCCAAAATTAGTTTTAAAATGTTTGCAAACAATTACATGGCACATAGAGCATAATAAATTATTAAAAAGAGATTTTCCTAAATTAAAAAAAGATGAGCAAATAAATAAGTGGACTGATACACAGATATATGTTAAAAGAGAGAGTAGAGGAAAGGACCCTACAATTGAGGTGACATCATTAGGCGGTACAATCTTAGGTGGTAGATTTGATTTTATAATTGGTGATGATGTTTGCGATAAGAAAAATATGAATACTAAAAATCTTAGAGATAAAGCATGGGAAATTTGGAAAGATGATGTTACTTCAAGATGCGTAGAAGATGGGCATATAGCAAATATAGGCACGCTACAGCATAAAGATGATTTAGGAGTAAGATTAGGAAAGTCTAAGACATACCATTATATTAGAAGGCAAGCAATAATAGATGAGCAGAAAAAAATAACATTATGGCCAGATAGATTTTCATATGAAAGATTAATGGAAATAAAAAAAGATATTGGTAGTATATTATTTTTAAAGAGTTATCAGAATGAAATTAAATCGTTAACTGGTGGTATGTTTAGCCCAGATTGGTTACACTATTATGATGAAGATAAAATTGATATAAGTCAATTAAGAATTTATTTTGGTGTAGATTTAGATATAGCAGAAGAGGGGATATTAGAAGAAGAAAAATCATCGCATTCATGGTTTGTTATAGCAGTGTTAGGCTGGCATCCATTATTAAATTTAATCTATGTTTTAAAAACATATTATGATGTGCTAAGTTTTCCTCAACAAATACAGCAATTGCATATGCATACAAATTTATATTCACCAATAAAAATGGGAATAGAAGAAGTATATTATCAAAAAGCTTTAAAGCAACAAGCATTCTTAGAAGGATTAAAAGCTATAGGGGTAAAACAAACATCATCAAAGCACGAGAGGATAGTTGCTAGAAGTGCTGATTATGAAATAGGTAGATTAAGAGTGCATAAATCTCAAATTGAATTAATCCATGAATTTACCAGTTATCCAGATGATGATGTAAGAAATGATGTTTTAGATGCAGTAGATATAGGATGTAGATTAATACCAACAAGAGTTAGACAAGCAGAAGTGACAGGAGGGAAAGTATAATGGAGGCAGAAATGAATAAATATGGAAATAGAGATGGTTCTGGGCGTGGCACAGGAATGCCAGGCGGTGGAAGAAGAAATGCAAATACTAAGCCATGTCCAACGCCTAAAACAGGTGGTAGTGGATATGGAACTGGCGGTGGCAGAGGGGGTGGGAGTAATAGATGATTAAAAGAAAAATAAAATATTATTATTGGTTTATTTATTGGAGTATTTTAATTAAATTAGAAAATTGGGGACCAAAATGGAAAACAAAATTGAAGAATGGACAACAGATGATTTTAGAAATTATATTAGAGATAATAACATAAAGGAAATTGGTTGGGATTTGAGATTATCTTTATTCTTAGACAGTTTAGCAAAGAACACGATGGTTATTATTAACTACTTAGTTAAAGCATCCCAGATTGCGTTTGGAGCGCTCACATTTGTGCCGTTTCTTATATTTTCTCTTCTTATTATAATAATATCATTGGTTGCTGGTATTTTTGGCAAAAAGAAAAGTTTATTTAAAATAGGGAGGAAATGATGGTTGAAGAAAGTAAGAGGCAACAGATTATAGATAATATAAGAAATGGAAAACCACGCAATGAAGTGACAGGTGGTTTATTAGAAATTAAAGGAGCATCAGATAGTGGTGTACTTTTTGAAGACGCAGAAGGCAATGTTGATATAAAGAATAAAAAAGAAATATCTGATATGAAGAAAAGTGCAGGTAATAAAGCTTTTGGTGATATTGAATCAGATAGATTAAAAAAGATACAAAGAAGATTTGATACTGTAAAAGAACTTATAACGCCGCCATATGAAATGGAGACATTAACAAAATTACCTTTGATAAATACATGGCATAATAAATGTATACAAATTAAAGCAACTGATGTTGTTGGTAAAGGGATTAATCTCGTATTGGTAGAAGATGGTAAAGAAAATGAAAATGAAAAACAAATGCTTAAAGATTTTGTCGAGAAAGCCCCAGAAGAAGGCAAGACATTTTTGCAGATAGTCAGAAATTGGGTAATAGATAGGATGACAACTGGAAATGGTGCATTAGAATTAGGTAGGACAGCAGAAATTGTAGGTGATGGTCAGAGGATGCCGAGTCTTTTAGCGCATATTCCTTTTTATACGTTAAGGCCGCATCAAGATGGGAAAAGATGGTGCCATTATTTAGCTGGCGAAAGTAGTGATAAAGTCTGGTTTAAAAGATTTGGTGTTGAACAAGAATATGATAAAGAAGATGGCAGCGAATTAGATGGATTTAATTCAGATAACGGAGCACATGAATTAATGTTGTTGCAAAATTTTATGTCAATAAATGATTATTATGGAATACCAGAAATTATAAGTGCAGTATCAGCTATTGTTGGTGCTAAATACGAAAGAGAATATAATCTTCAATTCTTTGAGAATAATGCAGTACCAAGGTATGCTATTATTGTTAGAGGTGGATTGTTATCAGCAAGTTTAAAAACTTCAATAAAAGATTATTTTACTAGAGAGATAAAAAATAATATGCATAGTACTCTTTATATTGAAATACCTGCTGAAGACCCAGGTGCACCAAAGATAGAAGTAGATTTTAAAGAGCTTGATGTTAAACAAAAAGATAGCAGTTTTAGATTATATAGAAAAGATTTAGTTTCAGAGGTTATGATAGCTAATGGTATGCCACCTTACAAATTAGGTATTCCAGAACAAGGCGGGTTAGGAGGAAATTTAGGCACTGAATTAATAGATAATTATGTCCATGATGAAATTGAGCCACTTCAAACTGATGCTGAGGATATGTTATATTTAGTAACAAAATCTTTTGCTCCTAATTATATGATTAAATTTAAAGATTTAGATATCAGAGATGAAGAAAGGTTGATGAAAATATCTACAACATATGTTGAAAAGACAATCTGGAGTATTAATGAAGCTAGAGAACTTACTGGCAAAGAAGGTATTGGGCCGTCAGGTGATAAAGTTTATATGTTCACAAACCAAGGAGCAATTGAGATTGGCGATACAACACAAAGTAAATTGAAAAATAAGTATTCTAAAAAGATAAGAGAGTTAGAGGAAGAATTAAATGCCGAAGATAACATTGACGACAGTAGCAAATAATGCTGAAGAAATAAAAGTAAAAGCAGAAGAAAAGAATCTTGATGATATAATTGCGCTTCAGCAATATTTTAGGGACCAAGAAGAATTATTCTTTGATTATTTTTTAGATAAAAAGATATTTGAGAAGATAAGAAAAATAAAGATAGAGCCAAGAGATACTGGCCAAGACAGAAAAGAAATAAAATCTCTTAGTAATATTATAGACAGATTTGACTTCAGTGCGCTCAGGATGACTCTGGTCGCTATTTTAAAAGACATATATACGTCTACATACCCATTTGCAATAGAGAACGCCAGATTTGGAATAAACACATTAGATAAAATAAGAAAATCAAGACAATCACAAGTCAAAGCATTTGATGATACTGTCACATATATGAATTCACCTCTTTTTGCTTCTGATGCTTTAGGGTATATTGAAGAACAAGGCATAGGTAGTACAAGTGATTTAACTAATATTGCTAAAGGTATTGATAAGACGACATCTGATAGGATTTATAGAGAATTATATGATGGTATAGAGAATCTAGAAAGCATGGACGATTTAGGAGTAAGAATCCAATCTGTTTATGCTGATGCTACACAATCAAGGGCATTGATGATAGCACGAACTGAGACGATGCGCGCATTTAATAAATCAACTATTTTAGCATATGAAAAAGCAGAGATAAAGCAAGCGCAGATGTTAATATCAAATGATGAGAGAACATGTGAAATATGTTTACCATTACATGGATTGGTTGTACCGTTAAGTGAAGCACAAAATATTTTGCCAATTCATCCACAGTGTTTAATAGATAAACAAATCCCTGTTTATACAAGTAAAGGGTGGCAACCTATAGGAAAAATAAAAATAGGTGATTTAGTATTAACACATAAAGGTAGATTTAGAAAAGTTACTCATATTTTTCATACTCCAAAACAAACTCCTAATGTAACTAAAATAAGTATTAAAAATTATTTTCATCAAAGATATAGTTTAACTCTTACAAATAATCATCCTGTGTTAGTTGATAATAAGTGGATTGAAGCAAGTGAAGTAAAAATAGGTAATAAAATTTCAATGCTTTCAAATAAATGTTTTAATTGCGGAAAATTAATTCCTTATTATTCTAAATACTGTAGTTCATCTTGTAATAGTAAAGTAATAACAAAAAAACAATGGGCAAGTAAAGAGCATAGAGAAAAAATTTCTAAAAGTATTAGTATTGGTATGGAAAAAGCTTATAATGAAGGGAGAAGAGATAGATTTAAAGATACTAAAATGGCTAATATTAAAAACAAAGAATTAATTTCACAAGGAAAACATGTTTGGCAAGACCCAGAATCTATAAAGAAAAATCAACAGAAGTTAGGCAGAAGAAATTATGGCAAAAATTGGTTAGAAGAGAGATTTGGTTGGATGTTGAAGCAATTAGATATAAAATTTGAATCTCAATATCCTATAAAATATGGTAAGGATAAAATAAATAGAGATAGATATTATTTTGTAGATTTTGCTATACCTGAAAATAAAATAGCAATAGAATGTGATGGTAGTTATTGGCATAAAAATAAAAATAGAGATAAAATTAGACAAAATAAAATTGAGAGTTTAGGTTGGACAGTTTTAAGATTTACTGAAGATGAAATTAATAAAGATTTAAAAAAATGTGGTTTAGAAGTAAAGAGAGTTTTAGCTAATCATAATAAAGAATATTTATTTGGAGAATATGAAATAAAAAAGATAAAAAGATGGAAAGTAAAAAAATCTAGAACATTATATAATTTAGAGGTTAAAGATGATGAGTCTTATATAGCAAAAGGATTTGTTGTTCATAATTGTAGATGTACATGGATTCCAGCAGTTGGTAAGCCAATATTAGTAGAGCCGAGTTATGATGATGTCATGAGTGTTTTTAATAAATTTCCAAAGTTAGATTTTATAAATAGAATTAAGGCACCTAAAAATGTTAGAGTTTATGGCAGTTTAAAAGCTAAATCTCCAATAAAAGAGAAAGTTGATTTTATTCCGGCTAAAACCAGAAAACAGGCAGAAAAATATATAGTAAATGAAATTAAGGTTTTGGAACGTGCTAATTATGAAGGGTTGACAATTGATAGGATAAATGAAATAAACAGAGAGCTTACGAGATTAAATAGAAAATATCCAACACAAAGACTTCGGGCTATTTATACTGGATATGCTGATACTAGAGAGATTGCTTATGTCTCTTATCATCCTAAGTTTTATGATAGAGCGCAATTAGTTTTGAATAAAAAATATTTTAGCGAAAATGCAACATTTAATAAAGCAACTAAAGAAGCTATAAAGTCTGGTTGGAAGCCAGCGTTAGATATTCAACAAAGGTTAAATTCAACTATAGCTCATGAATATGCACATACTCTTTTTCAGTCAGGTAAAAATGTTCGCAATATTTCAAAAGCCCATGATGTTTTACGAAAAGATTTGCGTAAAATAAAAATAGAATTTGGGAAAGCTAAAAAAGAAATTCATACTGCTTTTGAACAAGGTAAGTTGCCATGGGATAGTTATAAAAAAGCTTTAAATGAAATTGATGTATCTACTTATGCTCAAAAAAATATAGATGAGTTTTTAGCAGAGTCTTTTCAAATGGTTGAATATAATAATAAACCATCAGTATATGCTAAAAGAGCAGTTGAAGCATTTGAAAAATTTTTAAAAGCTGAAGGAGTAATTTAAGATGGAATTTGAAACACCACAATGTGATAGTTGTAAGCACTTTAGAAGAAATGTTTTTGATAAAATAAGTTGTGACGCTTTTCCTGAAGGAATACCTGAAGATATTTTAAGTGGTAGACATGACCATACAAAACCTTATAAAGGTGATAGGGGAATATTATACGAGAAGCAAAAAGAATTTGTTATTAGCAATAAATCATTCTTAAATAAAATAAAAAGTGCCTTTAATAAATAAGTTTACAATTGTGTAGAGTTATCTTATAATAGTATAAACAATTAAATATTTAATAGTAAAGTCTTTTAGATAATAAAAAATAATTTGTTATCGAGGAGGCTTTTATTTTATAAGAAGGTAGGAGGATAAGATGGCAAGAAAAACAGTAGCTTTAGATGATATAACATACAAGAACAAAAAGTATTTTATTGGCCAGACAGTATATGTAGATGAGCACGATATAGATAAGCTAGTTAAACTGCAAGCTATCCAGCCAGTAGAAGAAAAAAAGACGATGAAGTATGATTATAATAAGAAAGTAACTTCTAATGAAAGCACAGATGATGACCAGGATAGCCAGAATCAGCCTAAACGTAAGAAATTTAATCGTATAAAGGAATAATCATGCCATTGCCTAAAGTGCGTCCTGGTGAAGATAGTAGAGAATTTATAAATAGGTGTATGTCAGATGACATAATGGTTAAAGAATATGAAGATGGAAAACAAAGATTTGCAGTTTGTAATTCAATTTGGGATAGGAGAAATAAAATGAAAGAAGCTAAACAATTTGAAGACTGCATAAAAATACAAGTTGAGAACGATGTACCTACTGATGATATTCAGTTTATTACAATATCAGATTTTATGGGTATAAGCGCAAAATACAGTATAAATAGAGACAAAGTTTTAGATTATTATTTTGATAGTAAAAATGAAAATCATAAATGGACTGAAGATGATGCTGTTGACTGGTACCAAAATTCCAGGAGCGTTGAAGAAGTATCAGATTTGGTAAGAGCTAAAAAGTTTTTTAAGAGAGATGAAGAAAAAAAGATAGTTTAT